CTCAACCCAAGATGTTGTGTCTTCATCCCAGTTGTAAAACTTATCGTCTCTGGGCATAGGTGTTGGAGGTTCCCAGATGCAAGAATCTTCGTTAAACAAATAGCTTGGGAATGATTGCGGAGCAATAAAAGCATTTAGATTTTCGTCATAAGTATGTCCAATACCAGCAAAATTTTTACGAATGTTTCCGTTATAGCTAGTCTGTAACCAAGACCCGCCAAACAAACTTTGACAAAATGTTTGCCCTAAGTTTTCGTGCTCAATACCTTCGCTGTCTTTAAGTTCTTCGTTAGCTACAACAACTACTCTAAGAACACGGTTGTTTTCATTAATTTCTGCAAAATGTGCCATTAAAACGTAATACTCCCAGAGCCAGTAAATTTATAAACAGTGTCGTTGCCGACAACCGTGACGGCTGGAGAGCCTGTTGTTGCAGAAGCAACACCATTTTTAGCTCTTACAATTACTATTCCAGAACCACCCGCTCGACCTGTCTGATGTTGACCAGCACCAGCACCGCCACCGCCACCAGTATTTACTGCACCTGCTGTATTTATTATAGGATTTGGAACGTCGCTATAATCAGTCCCTCGTCCACCGCCGCCGTTGCCACCTACTCCTGCTGTGGAGTTTGAGCCACCACCGCCACCACCAGCGTAATAAACGGAAGCACCAGTAATTGAGTTTGCAACACCGACACCGCCGTTGCCAGAGCCGTTATATCCGTTGGCTCCTACTCCTCCAGCACCACCACCACCACCACCCGTATAAGGAGGGTATATTAAAGTAACGTTACCGCCTCTATACCCCTCAACCGGACTGTAACCACCTGCATTTCCCGCACCGCCTGACCCCGGCGGGCTATTGTAACCTCTCCAACCGCCACCAGAACCGCCAGCCGCTAAAGTGCTTCCAGCAGGAAGGTTTGTCCCTAAGCCTGTCCCGCCGCCGGTTGCTGAAGTGTTTCCAAACGAAGAATTTGCGCCAGCGTTTCCTGTCGCTGGAGTTGTATTGCCACCCGCAGTAGCACCTCCAGCTCCAACTGTTACAGTGTAAGTTGCTCCAGCATTAACACTTGATGAAGTAAACGCACGATAACCACCAGCACCTCCTGCTCCTCCGTTGTTACCAGCACCCGCAGATGCACCTCCAGCAACGACCAAATAATCAATTGCAGTAGCTATTCCAACACCGCCAACAACGCCAAAGCCATTTATATTGTAACCAAACCCAGTCATCAATTACTCCTTATGCGTCATTCGCCGCGTCGGTGGTAAAGAACAACTTAATACCAAGAAGACGAGCTGCGCCTGTCTGAGAGTCTGCCGAAACATCTCTTGCAATCTGGAATATGGTCAAGGTGTCAGCCGCCGCACCAGCAATGGTTACTGCGCCACTTACTGCTGCAACATCTATGTCGTTTGACGTTCCAGAGTGAGCTTTAGCTGTTGCTACTACCTGAGTTCCAAAGGCGGTGTTTAGGTCTGCACTATCCGCAAAACCTCTACCCGCCAAGCCCCAAGCTACTGTACCTGTGTTGGTTCCCGTAACTGTAAAGAAGGCTTGAAAAGTGACAGTACCTTCGTTCCAAGACTTAGGGAAGATAACTTGAAACTGAGCGAAGTCATCTGCCCCCGCCGCAAAGTCTAAGCACTTGAGTTCTGGGCCATTAGATAGCTCTACTTGCTCTAAGTCGGCACAACCGTTAGTTGTCTCAGGGTACATTGCCGCCGCAGGAACATAGATAGTCTCTACACCCGCTACTTTAATATCGTTAGCTACTTTTGCTGAAGTAACAGCATCGTCAGCTATGTTACCTGTCGCAATAGTTCCGTCTGCAATCTTTGCGCTAGTAACTGCATCGTCGGCAATACCCGTGGTTTTAATCTGTGTAATTGCCATTGTTTAGCTCCCTAGTGTGGGCTTTGTGCCAGACGGAAATTCAGAGGTGCTAGGCCAGTCCCGTAGTGCTGTGCGGTACGTTAGGTACGCAGAACGCTCTGGGTGATCTGTGATTGCAGGTATACCGTCAGTAGACGATAGCTCTGAATCTCTCCAAGCTCTTGCGTCTGATGCTATCTCTTCTGCGGTCGGCTCAGGAGGAACAAACGGAGCGTTTTTTTCTTCAAACCAGCCATCATATTGATAACGTATTCGCCCATCTTCGAGTGCTGTTTCGCTTAAAATTGTTGGCATTATTTATCTCCTTTAGCTGTCAAGACGTACAAGAACGCCAGCGTTTTTTTGATAACCGGTTGAATTTGCCCCTGATGTTGCTACAGTAACTGTAAGGCTGTTATCAAAACGAAGAACAGTCATCGGGTCAATAGCATAAGAGTTAAGCATCCCCGGCATAGTAATATGAGTGCCAGCAGTGCTATTTCCAGTTCTGTCCCACGTTGTATTACCAGTAGTGCCGCCAGATGCAGCGGTTCCTCTCATAAAGCTATTGTTTACATTTCCTTCATGGGTATTCCATTTAAGGTAATCGTATCCTACCGGCCCTAACCAACCTCTTGAATCTGTATTACCTGCTTCTCCTAAAGCTACGGTAGTAGCAACCCCATCTACGGTTATTACAAAAGTAGTTGTGTTGGCGTGATTACTGCCAGCACTACCACAGGCATTAATAAGCCAACCGCCTTTACCGCTAACTGTGTAAACAGTTCTTGCGGTATTAGCTTGAGCCGCGCTATTTACCAGTCCTGACCAATGACTAGCCCAAAAATTTGCACCGTTACTATCTACAAAATTACCACCCACAGCACAAAAAGTGGCAGAGGCTAGAGCATTCCACCTTGGCATTTTTAAAGGATCACGATTATAATTATCTTTACTTCCTATTACTGCCGCCATTTTTAAATCTCCTTAAATTGTTGTCCAACCGATAGTTGAATCGACGTAGACCAGCGTAGCCGCATTGTCTTTTGGCAGCAGAGCATCTTCATCTACCGAATTTATATTTGATGAGTTTTGACCAATTGTTATCAGGGCTGCTCCAACATTTTTTACAGTAACAACAGCACCTGCACTTGGTGAGCTTGGAAGCGTCAAAGTAAATGCAGTAGATGCGTGGTTGCCTACTATTTGATCGCCGCTTGCCATAGTAAAATTAGCGGTCTTTACTAACCAATCGTTGTACAAGCCTCCTACAGTTGCGAAGCTGAGTGTGCCGCTACCATTAGTAGTTAAGGATTGTCCTGCGCTGCCGTCACTAACATTTAACCTTGCGATGTCCACCGCGTTGTCTGCGATCTTCGCGGCTGTTATTGCGTCATCTGCTAGGTGCGCGGTGTCGATAGAGCCATCAACAATTTGATTACTATCGACAGAGTTTGCCGCCATCTTTGGCAATGTAACCGTGCCATCACCAGGCGTTGTCGATTGCGCTACAGTTGAGACATTGATGACCTCTACCTTTACTCCTGATGCAGGTGCTGTCGAAAAAGTAAGAGTAGTTCCAGAAAAGCTAAAAGTATCTTTGTGCTGATAAACCCCGTCAAAATAAACCTGTATTGCGTTTTCAGACACAGGCGTAACTGACATTGATAGTGTTGTGTCAGAGCCATCGCCGGTCATCGTGTTGAGCGTAAACGCTGCCTCACCACCACCAATGTCACCCCAAGCATCTGTGTATCCTTCAAACTTGCCCGTCTGCGAGTTGTATCGAAACAGCCCTGCAGATGCAGAGGGTCGCTGCGCAGTGTTACCAGAATTAACCTGGATCGCGCCGGTCCCAGTAAAACCTACCGTGCCACTTGCTGAGAAGTTAGTTGCTGCAACCGTACTAGCAGTACTGGCGCCAATTGTTGAGGCGTTGATGACCGAGCCATTAATGGTCCCGCCATCGATGTCCGGGGTGTTTAAATCCATGTTCGATGTTGCAGCGCCGCCATCCAGTAAATTATCGATGGCATCGAGATTGTTGTTTATCTTTGTACCCCAGCTATCAGCAGATGCACCGACTTCGGGCTTTACCAGGCTGTACGTAGATGTTGTTGTGTCTGCCATTACCCGAGACCTCTTACTCTAAGTTTAAGACCAGCACCGGATGTCTTGCTTGACTCCGACTGCAGATTCAATTGATTAACCGCAGCGCCATACATTTGCGCCCAGACGCCTGTTCTGCCGTCTTCCGCTAGGTAGGGCGCCGAGTGTATTAACGTGCCGTACAGATAAACATCTGGCGCTGACGCCAAAAGCCAATTGCTTGTTGCTGAATTACTCAATGCCGGAACATTTTGGTAGTACAAGAGCTCCGCTGTGTTTGCGCTGTCAGGTGTTGGGAACAATTCAAAATTACTCTCACTGTGCGAGTAAAAAGCAGGCGTCCCCGCAGCATCATTGGCTGCGCCGCGCTTCTCGGCCATTGCCTGCTGTGACATCAAACTTAGACCGCCACCAGAACCACCTGAGAGGGCGATACGCACCGTCTGTATCCAATCTGATGGCCTAGCTACATATCTAGAATTTACAGTTAGACTGGCCTTCTCTTCCATCTGCCAGTGTCTAACATCGCGGTTGATTTGCGCCTCGGCAAGCGTAATAAACGTAGGGATCACACTTGTTAGATCGCTGCGATTTAAATAGTCAGCGACTGACGCCTTTAATTCTGCGAACGTGGATATAGCCATTGTTTTACCTTAGATTGGACTGACTAAACTTGTAATCAAGCCGGATATGTCGCGGATGGTGTTAGCCTTTTCTCGGTTTCGCATTAGCTCAAGCTCGTCAATCGACATAAACTGCGGAGAGTCTAAAAGCCCAGGCGTTGTCTCTACAGCGCGAGTACGTTGCTGCAACTGTTCGGGTGTTATTGCCCTGCCTATTGATGCTCGCGGGTTACCGTATGTAAGGCTGTCATCAATGTTGCCAAGAATGCCACCGAGACCGCCAATCATTGACTCGCCTACGGCGCCTGCGCTCTGCTTTAAGCTATCCAATAGACTGCCTTGCTGTTGCATATCTAACCCATCAGCAGATGCTTGCGCTTGTTCTGGGGTCATTGAACCGCCAAGAATTGCCCCTGCTACTGGCATCGACACACCATATTTCTTAGCGATGTCAATTAGCTGATCATCAAAGATAACGTAGTTACTAGTCTTGCCCTTTGGAGAAAACCGGGTCTGTGCATCGGCGTACTTAATGCCTTTAATACCAGACCCTAGCAGTGCCTCCGACGCTTTCCGATTGTACTCAGCGTTGCTCATCATATTTGAGTCAGGTAAAGGGTAGTCGCTTACCGCATCGACGCCTCTCGCTCCCTCTTTCTCAAATAACGTCTTCGGAAGCCTGGTTTTTACAAAATCACTTTGCTCACTTAAAGGCAGATCGTAATCAAGCAGTTCATCAGCATTCGCATCAATGTCCACTTCGTACATTTTGCCAAAATTAACAGAACTACCTTTTGCGTTTACAAAGCTTTCCATCTCATCAGCCATATCAGTGGCTAATTGACGATAATCATCGTCGTAGTCTGTGTCTTGTGCTATCTCCCTAAAATCAGTAGGAGTATCGTGCTGCATTGCGCGTTCAAGCATATCCATGCGACTATAATCTTGATTAGATTCCGCTCCTTTATATTGATCCATCAAATACTCTTCGTAATCAAAATCTCTAGGCGTTAGCGAATCTCGATAATTAAGCGCCGTACCCTCACGCTCCGCAAAATAAAGCCCATGACCGTATGCCTGTGCGCCCTCACCGGTTCCAATGTTGTCGGATGAGAAACGATCAAAGTCATGTGGCGATCCGTGAAACGCTTTTATTCTACTGAGTATTCCAGCGTCTGCATCTTCTGACGCAAACATTGAGCCGCCTAATAAACCTGCACCCTTTACTGCAGCGTTCAGAGCACTTTGTGGACTAGCAGATGCATTCTCTGGCGTTACAATACCTCCAGCAAGCACTGCGCCTCCAGCGAGGCTGTATAGTGGTGCTTTGCCAGCAATGAAATCATCCATTACTTGCTTTTTTGTTTTCTCGTCCCGCAACGCA